GTTGTTAACCTCAATACGCATACCCTTGACGCGCAAACCGCCCGGGAAGTTATTCAACGTACCAGCGTCAATCAACTGCCGGCGGATCGATGTCGCCGTCTTCGCGCTGTTACCCAAGATATGGGCATAGCCCAGACCGTAGAAGCCAAGGCCCGGAATGAATTTGTAATGCACGAAATAGTCGCGCTTCTGGTACGTGTCGTCGCCCTCGTCCCAGTTGCGACGGATCGACAGAACCTTCTTGCTGTTCTCGTCAATCGTCACAATGTACGGGAGAGGAATGCCGTCTTCGTTCTCAAAGCCCTTGAGATCGATGTCAGCGTAGATTTCGTAGATGTTGTATTCGTCTGTGCCTTCAGCGCCCGGCTCAATGCCCTGCACCTTGTCCACCTGCGACTGAATCGGATCAGAGCTGCTCAGGTTCTGCTGCGGGTCACCCAGATCAATCTTGCGATACGCACCGCTCAACTGCGCCAGCTTGAGCTGCTTCTTCGACATCTGCGTGACGTGCGCAAAACGCGATGATGTGCTCAGGTCCGTCGTGTTATACGACGTGATAAAGTTCTTCGGCGTGACGAAACGCGCCACAGGACGGCCCAAGATCGGATCTTGATAGACCTTCTTGAACGTCGAGCCCACCAGACCAAGCCACATGAGCATCTGGTCGAACTCTTCGTAATATTCCGGCGCCAATTCCGTCAGGTACAGGTTCATCCAGTCCTGAACGCGCGACGCCTGCGCTTCCAAATCAGGGTTCGGAACCCCAATGACCTGCGTCTTCACCGGACCAACCGCTGGCATCAGCTCACCGCGTGCAGTCGCCTGCCAACGAATGACAGCTTCCGCCATCAGCGGGTCGAACACACCACACGCACCATTAAAGGGTGTGGTGCGGTCTTCAAACGTCAAGCCCAACAGCTCAATGCCGCGCTTCATGGTGGTTTCCCACTCACCGCGCGACTCTAAATCGTCTGCAACGCCAGACATCAACTGCTCTGATAGGCCAGCAAGGTCCATATCGGACATATACTCGCACAGATTCTCGTCGTGCTCTGACTCTTCGACCTCAGCTTCCTCAGAAGGCTCGAAGTCTACTTCAAGTGATCCGTCTTCGGCTTCGCTCATCAGCGCGCCGTCAAGCATCTGACCACCTTCTTCAGGAAATTCAAACTCAATTCCCGCATCGGGCATAGCTTCATTCGGCCCGCCAATGCCTTCATAGGCAGCGCGCAACAAGTCAGCTTCAGTCATCGGTCTGGTGGCCATATTTAATCCTTATCAGCTAATTCGTGCATCATCAATAGAATGCTGCACGTTCTCGCGGTGTATCGTAATATTCTTCCTGCGGATCTTCTGTATTAGCAACCCATCCCGACTGCTTAACCCGCAAAAACGCCATCGTCATCGTATCAACCCAGTCACGCGAATCCGCTGCCGGAAACTGCACGCACTGTTCCAAGAAGTCCGCAGCCCAAGGACGCAGCGTATCATAGGACGGCCCCCGTGCAGGCAGCCAAACCCGCCCATTCTCAATCAAATCCGTCACCAGCCGCACACGAGCGATCTTGTCACCGAACTTATCCGGGTTAAACTTCGTCGCCACAATGCCAGCGCGCGCCAGATCGTGAATCAGCATCTGCCCGTTCGCCTTGGCCTCCACTAGAATCGTGTCCGGCGCCCTATTCTTAGTCGGCTTAATCGGCACGTTGTAATTATCATCGCGGTAATCACGCGCCATGCGCTGCACCTGACGCCTCAGTATGGGCCATTCAACCCGTCCACGCCACACCGACAGCAGGATCAGGTTCGGAATACCATCGTCATTGTCGAACACGCCCCACGTCGTGGACGCGCTATACGCCGACGTTTTGTTCGCCGTCAGCGCCGTATCCCACGCCTGCAGGACGTACTTGATCTTGGGTGGATCCTTGGACTTCCACCATTTAAACCACGTCTGGTCGATGATACCGCCAGAATCCACGACTGGGTTCTGTTGGTACAGCGACGACCATATGCGGCTCGTCGTTGAGGGCTGCCTCTTAATTTTTTCCAGTTCTTCTGCTGGAAACTGCTCCGGCCACAGCGCCTCTCCCGGCTTTCGCCCAAGGATATCGTTATCGACGGCAAGCGCAGGCAGCGACACACGCTCCCACTTCTCACCCTCTCCATCTCGTTCCGCCTGATCCAGACGCCCCATGTGATCACCCAAGTGCCAACGGGTTCCGATCAGTACAATCGGTGTGTTCTGGTTCTTACGGCGCGTGTAAAAGTCGGCGCCGTACCACGACCACAGCTTATTGCGCTCACTGTCGGATTCCGCCGCCTGAATACCAGACAGCAAGTCATCGCCCAGCAGGATATCGCCGCGCCGACCCGTCACGTTCGCGCCAACAGCAGTCGCGTGATAGCCGCCAGCCTTCGTGGTCATCCACTCGCCAGCAGCCGTCTTGTCCGAGCTAATACCACTATCAGGGAACAGCCGCGAATGCTCGTCGCCCTTAATGGTATTACGCACCTTCAAACCGAAACTGTCCGACAGCTCCTGCTTGTGCGTCGCAAAAATCACGTTCTTCGTCGGGTTCTTCGCCAAGTAATAGGCCGGGAAGTAATGCGACGCGGCAAACGACTTCCCATGACCCGGTGGCATCGAAATCATCAGCCGCTGGATCTTACCCTCAGCAACCTCATCCAGCTTGTCACAGATCAACTTCAAATGCGGCGGCGGCCTCATCCCACTCACATACTCAATATACGCAGCAAACGATGCCATCGCCTCCTCGCGGGCCACCAGCTCCGCCAGCAAATCGTCCATCGTCAGGTTATCGTTCACACGCTCCACCCATAACAGTCCAGCGAACCCCACACCCGCGAATACCGCAGCATGAACCGCATGCGGCCAAGCGCCACAATGAACCCAAGACTGCCTGAGCGCCACGGGTACACGTTAATTCCCGTCCTAACCGGCCCACACTCGTCACGGATATATATCATTCATCACCCTCCAACCAATCATCGACAGCCTTAAACAGCAGCTGCCGGATATATGCCGCCCTGAAGTTCACCCTGTAGTCCACCTTGAACGGCGCATCAGGGTCTCCAACCAACGCCTCACCATTCAGCCACGCATCAAAGCCCTTACCCTTCGTCAACGTTAGTTGTTGCCAAAACTAAATTTCCCAATAGGAAATCAAAGAAATCAAACTATGATTTCTGATAGGACAAGGAACTTGTCCATACAGTACCACAAGGGACTGTACCACTGCCGGAAAATTTTTGATCCAATAGGAAATCAAAGATTTTAATCAAACAAAATCAAACAAATCAAAGAACTAGTTTACTAGTTTTCAATTAGTTTTTTAATTTCATTTTTTTATGCAACCAGCTGGAGGTAACACGCATGTCCCGAAAGAATCAAGCCCACCCACCCCGTCAAATACTGCCACATCCGACAGCTTACATAACGCCGGAGCCACAGTCTATCACCTCACCCGTAAACCTGCGAACCGCATCCTCCCATTTGATCTCAGAACAGAGGAGCAACTTGAAGACTGGCTCACGGCTACTCCACCCGACAGCGATTCAGAAGACGATAACCAAACAACGTGCAGCTCAAGCTCAAGTCAATACGGAAAGACCCAAACGGATTCGAATCCAAGCTCGGAATTTTGCCCTGACGTTCCCACAGACGGAAGTAAGCAAAGAACAAGCCCTCTCGAACTTCCTCCAAGGTACCACTTCACCGGTGCGTGCTGTTGTGATCGCAAGAGAAACGCACAAGGACGGATCTCATCATCTTCATTTCGCAGTGTTTTTTGCGAACACAATCAAGATAGATACGCCGGAGGATCCCTTCGCCTATGTTGTTGGGAAACGTGGGAACTACCAAGGAATGCGTTCAATCTCCAAGTGGCTCGAATATTTGAACAAGGAAGACAAGACACCGTTGATTCATGGCGATTTGGAGAGCGTTACTTCTTCAACTTCGAAACAATCCAAGTCGACCGTTGTTGCCAACATGATACGATCTGGTTCAAGCCTGGAAGAAGTGGAAGATAGCGAGCCAGGGTTCTTCTTAT